TTTGCTGCTGTTGCTGGTACTTCGCCATTTCCGCTTTCAACTTTTGGTTTTCATAGCGCACATAGGCATCAAGCAGGTTACGCCCTTTAGCTACTTCCTGCCAGACTTCAGCGGGAACATCTTCGGGCTTCACATCAGGGTAAGCTTCAAGGAATTCAAGGTACATTTTCTGCTCCTTTTCCTTCTGCTCCCTTATCTGTTTCTCCGTCTGGTATTCCTGCACGATTTTGTCATGTTCAAGAAGCTTCTGCGCGAATTCTGGCGGGATGTTCTGCTGGATAAGTTCATTGAGTTTCTGCTGTTCTTCCCATTTGCGGTCATTCTCAATGAGTTGTTCCACGGATATCCCCAGCTTCTGCGCCTTTTCCTCGAGATAGGAAAGTACCGGGTGTTTTTTCAGTTCGGCCTCGTATCTTTGCTTTTCCCTCGTCAATCTGTCCTTGATGATTGCGTCAAGTTCAGACTGTTTGAAAAGCCTTTCCTGTTTTTCCTGTGCCGTTTCCTGTGGTGTCTCCTGAGTTGCCGCCTGTCCTTCCAGGGTGGCGTTACCCGTATCTGCCGCCGGTTCGGAAGAATTCTGCTGTCCTTCGCCGCCTGCCGTCGCAGCATCATCATCCGGCAGAATAACATCATCGTTGAGAATCAAATCTTCTGGCATGATAAAACCTCCTCAGTTTTAAGCCGTGGTGGGCTGTTAAATTTTCCGTGTTTTCACAAGCCTGAAAACAAGTAAAAGGGCATAAGAAAGCGCCCTTTCGGACGCTAGTTGACTTTTCTTCTTTCTGTCTTAAACTTCGTTGCATTGCTCAAATCAAGCCCTGCGAAATCGTCGCATTTTGGGTTGATACAAACCATTTTTAGTTCCTGAAACACATCGGTTGAATCTTCTTCGCTCACAAATCGGCTTCCAGCAATCATCATCTTGCCGCCGCAAGTATCACATTTCACGCCACACCACCTCCTTCCACGTTATAGGCGTATGGTCTCGGATTCTCGCGTATCATCTGCTTGACCGTCGCTTCATACTGATCGGGCTGATTCTGCCGCAGTTCGGCGAGCTTCTTCTGTACCTCGGGAGGCAGCTGCGCCTCATACTGCGACATGAGTGTATGCAGCAATTCCTGATCTGCCGCTCTCTGCTGTGTCTCTGCTGATTTGCGTGCTTCAAGCAGCTTGTCTCGTCCCGGGACAACTCCGTCGGGCTGCAGTTCAAGATACTCGATAAAGGATATCATTTGTTGCTGCAGCAGATTATCAAGCGTCTGTATCTCTGCGGCTTCGCTCCACATGTTGGATGGACCGACATCGATTTTCAGTCTCAGTTTGATATCCTTCAGGAGCGATGTATCGATCTGCTCGATCACGGTTTTGCCTTCGCGCTGTATCGTCAGATTGCGCACAGGATAGTCAATATACTTACTTGTAAAGAAATCGAGCCATATCAGGCCGATGTCCTCGACATACTGATAAAACCTGCGCTTGATACTTGACAGTGGAACAACAGCGTTTTTGCTGTTGACGATGATAGCTGATGTATTCGTCGGATTTGCTTCACCGAGCGCAGATTCATTCGCGCCTGCCATATCCTTAGTGGTCTGCATGAACCACTGCATGAACTGCATTACAGCCGCAGATATCTGCGCAGGCTGCATATACTGGGCCGCACTGGCGACGCCGCCATCACCGCCATTGACAGGGATGGCTTTCGAGAATTCGTTCGTCCATCCGCTTATCCTTGTGCTATCGTAAATAACCTTTGGGAATCCGTGCAGCTTTATCCATAGCGCAATCATCGCGGCCTGCTGATTTATCATGATATTGTTCGGGATAAGCGACGTTGCTTCTGCTTCGCCGTATGCATCGCCTTCACGTTCATACCAGTTCATCAGTGCGACAGGGTAACGATGAAGCCCCGTGTCCCACTTTTTACGAATAACAACGCTCTTGGTGGACTTTTCTGCGAATATGTGCCAGCGTTTACCCCTGGACACCTTAACGTTTTCTATAAAGGTCATGCCCGTCACTGGATCAATGACTTCCTGCTCGACCTCATCAAATTCCTCAACGAGCTCACGCCACATATGAAGCAGGACGGTACATTTACCGTCGCCACCCTCCAGCTCGGTCTTTGCCCTGTCGCCTGCCTGATTGTCGGTATCGTCATCCGATGCAATGTGTTCTCTTTCCCTCTCGGGCACGCCGTTTTCCTTCGCTTCAAGCCGCACATCTTCAACATTCCGACGGAACGACAGGACGATATATGGCTGCACAGGCTCGTATGCATTATTGATTTCGGGATTGTTCGGGTCGCCAGGGAAATAGTTGCAGGCATTCACCAGCTCACCCATGATATTACCCATCTGCCCGTCACCGTTGTCAATCTTGTCATACCAGTACCAATACGACACCATCGAGCAGCCGATAGCCGCCTTGAGCAAGCCTTTTTCGTTCATTGTATCCATTTTCAGATGTTCCCATAAGGTGTCGGAATACTCAGTAAAAAGGCTTGCGATTTCGCGATACTGTGTGCTTCTTTCATCCTCTGCAATATCCGATATGCCCTCGGCAGTAAACCGCATCTTTATGAGGTCGCTCATGACCTGTGATACTTTCCAATCCACGATACGCTTCGTGACATTCAATATCGGCGTAGGCAGTTTATTGACCTTTATCCCACGCCACTGGTCATTTGAGTAAAAGCGTTCGTTCTTGTCGGTTTTGGATAACAGGCTTATCTTTGTCTGATAGTTTTTGCCCCTTTGGTAGCGCTCCCACGCCTTTGTGTATCCATCCATGTTCTCACCGCCTATTTATTCAGATCGTCGCCAGTGTAATTCATCAATGCGTTGAGCTCGTCCATAATGTCCTTGTTGGCTTTCTCGGTTTCCTTTTTGTCGATGATTTCGTGCACGACTTCAACAGGTGTTTTCACGGGCGGCGGCATCTGCCCTTTTGCCACATTCATGCCGAGCCGCAAACCTGTGCGAAAACCGAGATATGCGCATAAAAAAAGCGCTGTGCCGATGATAGTGCTGAGTATGGCTGTTAGCATGATTCTGTACTCCCTCCTTTGTATAACATTTCAGCAGGAGCGTACCAATTGTCTTCGCTGTCGATAACTAGAATTCCATCGTCCATATAAATACCATCGACATCCCAATCGTATCCATCCCATCTGCACTTTACTTCTCACCCTCCATAATTCAAATAATCTTCTGTTGGCGCCCCGCCAAAGTAGGAATCTTCGTTGTCGTCTTTATCCCAATTGAAGGCGTCTTTTTTGGGCTTTACAGGGAAATTGGCAGGTCGGAAGTAAAGCCAGTTCAACGCCTGACTGCCTGCGTCAACTTCATCATCACGTTGGACCTTCTTCTCTGGTCGAAAAGCAGCAAACTGTTCGATGATTTGCTGCGCCCATTCGCATTTTACGAACACCCCGGGCGATACCTCGATTTTATCAGGTATGTATACGTTACCGGCCTCCCATAATGGCAGTACGGCGTTAAGGCGTTCGGCCTTGCTCTTTGTCGCCTTGATGGGGATCAAGCCGCTTACCTTGTCTCGCATGATGCGAATGACCGCTGGACCGTTGGCTTTGTCCTCGATAAGCTTTGCAATTGCATCAGGGTGCTTGCTGTTCCACTCATTGATATTGTCCATCGTTTTGACAATGTCCATTCTGCCGCCTTTGTGGTCGATGAGGTAGTAATTCGCCCCCGATTTCGCCCAAACATGACCGGCAACCGGGTCTGTGCCGTCCGTATCTTTGAATGAACAGTCCCAGGATTGCACTTTCACAGGCCAAAAGCCGGGTTTTTGCATCTCCAAGGTCAATGTGAAGCGTTTCCACCACTCCCTTTTAACCATGTTGCCTTCCTTGGAGGTCGGCCTTTGCTGATAAAGCGCGTTCCAAGCTCTTAAACCGCCTTCCATAGGGTCGTTTTCGTAGGATTTTTTCTTGTTTATCAACCAGTTTATGTCTTTGCCCGCCTCCGGCAATAACGCTTCCCCGGCTTTTCTGCCGATTTCGGGTTCGTCAGCCTCTGCTATGGCAGGAAAGCGTATCTCAAACCACTTGTCAGGCTCGGTTTGAAGCAAGTAGCCTATCAAATCATCCTCATTCCATCGGGTATGCACGACGATATATTTGCATTTCGCTGATGCACGGGTTTGTATGGTGTTCAGCCACTCGTCAATGACGAATTTCTGATAAATGGGGCTGTCTGCCTCCTGACGGTTCTTGTACGGGTCGTCAAGAATAATCAAATCTGCGGGGTTACCTGTGATCGCACCGCCGATACCTCGGGAAATCATGCCGCCATTAGTGTTTTCAATCTCAAATTCCAACGCGGACGATGAGGTACTGGACAATTCTATGCCGAACAAGTCTTTGCCGAACTCAACGATTTTTTGTTTGTTCCTGCGCCCGAACTTGACTGCCAAATCCTCGCCGTAGGCTATGCTTATAACATGTCGGAAAGGAAATCTGCCAAGGTAATAACTCGGTAAAGTCTCAGTAACACATAACGACTTTCCATGTTGCGGTGGAATTGATATTGTTATGCCTTCGTATTCCCTGCCGCTTTCGTTCTTTAGTCTGCCGTTTATTAAATCGTCTATTCTATCGCAAATATACTGTTGAAACAACGCTATTTTAAATTCTTTGTTGTATCTATGCACGAATTCAACATATTTTGAGTAATAATTAGCGGCATCCCCAAGAATAAGTTGCTGCATCAGTTCTTGTTTTCGCTTTTCTATGGCATTCATATCATCACCGCTTTGCGTGTCGCTTGAACCATTCGACCTGGAAAAGTCTGCGCAAGGCTTCTTCTTTTGTCAGGTTCGGCTTTGACAGGTTCTTGCCGCTTTCAGACTTCACCTGATATCCTTTTGATGTCTTAACAATCATGTCATATCACCCTCTTTTGAGGCACTTGCTGTAGCAGCTTTCAAGGTTCTTCTTGTTTCCGGCGTAATACATGCAAAATCCGTCCGCATTGGGACGGAAGAAGCGGCATTTGCCGTTTTTAAGCATGGTCTTTTCGTTTATTGGTCTGCCACGTGGTCTATTCATTGTTGACCTCCCAATACGCATTAACCTTCTTGCAATTCGGGTCAAGTCTACCACTGAACACCGCCTTGCCACAATGGATGCACTGTGCA